GCCCATATGACATAAGCCGCGCCATTGTACCGTCACCTTCTTGCATCACGCGCCATCTCCCCAAAAAGTTGCACTATTTCAATATTTAGGTCATAATTATATAGCATTGTCAAGAAATAAATTTCACACTTCCAACGGGGGGAAGATGTTAAATCCTTTTGAAGCTGGCAAGCTAGGCGAACATATTTGTATGGTGCGCCTAATGAAGCTTGGCTACTCTTGCCAAATAGTCAACCTAGATACCGTTGATATAATTATTAATTGGCAAGATGTTTTTCTGCGTGTCCAAGTTAAATCTAGCATTTTAAAAGGAAGGGGCGGAAAGCAAGCCGCACATATGGGGTACCAGTTCGCCACATCCCATAGCGGCAAGAAAAAACCTCTGACAAAAGAGCAGTGCGATATAGTAGCTTTTGTTGCCGTAGAGCCAGAGCGCGTTTTGTTTAATCCAGTAGAGTGCTTAAAAGGTCAGGTGACAAAGCGCGTGTCGCCTGCAAAATTTATTAAAGATGATTTGGAGCAGCGGTCTTTACAGTATTGCCTAGACCGTATTTTTTTGTCCAACTGAGCCAATTCCTAATGAACCGATTGAATCACCGTACTTTTCCTTGTAAGCTTCAGACACCAGCATACCAATTTGCTGACGAATGTTACGGTGCTCGTCTTCACAAAGCTTTCTAAGCTTATTATAGGTTCTCATGTCGATTCCGACAGTTCTATGATTTCCTGATGCCACAAAATCCTCCAACAAAAAGGGACATAATATGACATATAATAAAGGTTTTTATCAGAAACGCAATAAGTTCGGTGCAAAGAAAACTGAGTTTATGGGAATGAAGTTTGACAGTAAGTGGGAGGCAGAACGCTACGGTCAATTGTGGAAAATGCAAGAGAATGAAGAGATACGCGACTTAGATAGGCAAGTGCGCTTTAACATAGTTATTGATGGTCAAAAAATCTGCGCTTATATAGCGGATTATACTTACTACAAACCTAATAAAGATGGCGTAGATGAATATATTGTTGAGGATGCAAAGGGCGTAGAAACTGATGTTTTCCGCCTAAAAAAGAAGCTTATGCTGGCGGTAAATAATATAGATATAAAAATTTCTAAAAAATAATGCTTGCAAATAAGAAATAAACTTCCTATGTTGTTTGTAACGAAGCCAACTAAGGAGTTCAAAGTGACTGATATGTTATCAGTGTCTTCCTCATCATTGTCTGAACTTGATATCTTTAAGCGAGAGCTTGAAACGACAATTTTGGAAGCACAAGAAAAGGTTAAGCTCATTAAGAGCGAAATCGAATCCAGATATCTTGAAAGGGCTCAAGATAAACTGCGTCAAGAAGGCAAAGACTTTGGCAGCACCACTATTAATGACAATGGATACAAGGTTAAAGTCAATATTAAAAAGCGTATAGAATGGGAGCCTGGTATGCTCATCAAAGTGCTTAACAGCATGGATGAAGATACTGCGCGTCACTATGCACAAATCAAATACACTATCCCCGAAGCTAAATATAACGCGGCTCCGCCAGACATTAAAGGCGCTCTGAGCGAGGCTCGCACTGTATTCCTGCAAGGTGTAAGTGTGGATTTAGAGAGGGATGATGATGCTTAATATCATTACAGCAGAGCAAAGGCTCAAAGAAAAGAAGGGCCACAAGATGGTTATTTGTGGTCAATCAGGGGTGGGCAAGACTTCTCTTGCTCGTACCCTAGACCCATCCAAGACATTGTTTATGGACTTGGAAGCGGGGGATGCGGCTATCGAAGGTGTAGCCATTGATGTTATCCGTCCGCGCACATGGCAAGAGTGCCGCGACTTCGCAGTATTCTTAGGCGGTCCGAACCCATCCTTGGGCGAAGAGGCTACATATAGTCAGGCACACTATGAGTATGTATGTCAGACATATGGCGACCCAACAGATACGCTAGCGAAGTACGATACTATCTTTGTAGACTCGATTACAGTAGCTGGTCGCTTATGCTTTACGCATTGTCAAAACCAGCCAGAGTGTAAATCAGAGCGAACTGGCAAGCTAGACACTCGCTCTGCATATGGTATGCAAGGCAGAGAGATGATGGGCTGGCTATCTCACCTTCAACATATTCGTGACAAGAATGTTATCTTTGTTGGCATTCTTGACGAGAGAGTTGACGATTACGGGCGGCAGACTTACGAACTTCAAATTGAGGGTTCTAAGACGGGTCGTGAATTGCCTGGAATTGTTGACGAAGTTATCACTATGGCCTTAATGCCAGATGATAGCGGAGCGCCATATCGCGCTTTTGTTTGTCAGACTTTGAACCAGTGGGGTTATCCCGCCAAGGACAGGTCTGGTAGGCTAGACCTTTTAGAAGAGCCACACTTAGGTAAACTTCTGGAAAAAATGTCAGGCGGAAAACCACAGGTTGAACGTCAGATGAATTTTGTAAACCCAAATGAAATTAAAGTAGAGGACGAAACCAATGCTTAATCTAAATGAAGTACCCGTATCAAGCGGAAGCAACGAACCATTACAGCTTATCCCAGATGGCACAGTAGTTCGCGGCGTATTGATGTTCCAAGGCGGCGACCAAATGATGCCAGAGTTTTCACAGAGCGCTATGTTCTTTAAAAAGTCTGCACATACTAGCGCCGTGTGGATGCCAATCGAAATGACCATCGTAGGCGGTCAGTTTGACAAGCGTAAAGTATGGCAGAACATCTTTGTTCATGGCGATGCTATTGATGAAGCTAGCGGCGTGTCAAAGGCACGGTTAATTGGCTTAGACACAATCCGTAAGATTATTAATAGCGGTCACAATCTTACCGCAACGGACATGTCACCAGAAGCTCAGGCCAAGCGTCAAATCAATGGCGTTGAGGAATTACAGGGCTTGGAAGTGTGTTTTGTAATTGGCATTGAAAAGAGCAATGACCCACAATATGCAGACAAGAACCGCATTAAAACTTTCTTGTCACCAGACAGTGGGGACTTTATTGCTTCAAATGGCTCTGGAGCCGCGCCAGCGGCCTCACCATTGTCTCCTATGCCGCCACAGGTGCAACAGGCTATGAACGCACAAATGCCAGCCCAGCAAGCTCAGGCGAGCGTTGCGCCAGCTTGGGCACAGAAGTAAAAAGCTAGAGGCGTACTAACGGCATCCTTAGTTGGTCGTTAGCTGGTTTGGGTGGCACCAGTGCCGTAAAGCCACCCACCTTATTAACGAAAGAAAGGGCAATAAAATGCGTAATGCAAATAAACTTATTAATGAGATTCGTGAAAAGCTAGATGAGCTAGAGTCATTTCTAGAAAATAGCGAAGCATCAAATAAAATTCCTAACAATGCTATGGGTACTTTTAACCTTTTAAAAAGGGGAAAGTTTTCTGTGCTGTCTCTGGCTAAAAAGTTAAAGAAAACAGAAAAAACCATTTACACAGAAATGTCGGTTATTCGTAAAGCTGGTTACGCTCTGGGTAAGGAGTACAACAAGCGCAAGCGTTTACATGAATATCGCTTAAACAAATAATGTTTAAGCATTGGGGCGGGCTTATATAAACCCGCCCTTTTTTATTAAAAAAAGTAGATTACAATATGGATTATAATAACGATTTTAGCCACGACCTTCTTGTCGGGCAAATAGCCGAACAATTTTTAGGAGCCCTTTTACAGAACAAAAAGATAGAAGTAAAGCATGACATGATAGCCCATACTACAGGCAGAGTGTTTGTTGAATATGCCTGTCGAGGCAGAAACTCCGGCATAACAACAACACAGGCTGATTTTTGGGCTTTTGTGTTGCTTACTGGGGCGGTTATAATAATAGATAAGGATAGACTTGTAGGGCTATGCAACGTAGCTTATCAGGATGGTAAAGTTATAAATGGCGGCGACAGCAATGCTGCCAGTGGGTTTTTAATCACATTGGATGATTTGGTTAGGAGAAAAAAAGATGTTTAAAGAAGGGCCTGGACAGAAGAGACTAAGAGAAGATTCTAGGCGCAAAATGGACGAATGGGACGCGATGATACCTGATGGCGCGTTCCAAGACGCAGAGATTACTGAGAATTTATCTGGCAGACATATAAACAAAACAGAAAGCAACAAGGCGGTGGGCATTAGTTCTTTGGAGCGGTGTCGTGAGAGTTGAAATTGACTTAGTGTTATTTTTTGCTGACAAGACTATGAAGAAAATAAACGGATTTTTAACTGTCAGCGATGCGGCTGATGATGATGATGTATTAGATGAAATGGCTGGGTTTATTGAAAGGGCAACAGAAGAACATATGGCAGAATTTACCACAGGGGTAGCTAACTTAATTTTAAGAGAAGATGAATTGTTTCAGGTTTCATTTGCCAATCCTAAAAAAGAACCTGGGACGGAGGGCAAAAATTTATGCAACATAATAATACCAGACGAGATAATAGTGCACTAAAAGATGTGGTTGATTGTTTCGGTACGATAGGGTGGCACAGAAGATTGTGCGACTTACAAGAGCATGAAGTGTTAGGGCTTATAGCCGTTATACAAAAAGCGAGGGATTTGACAGATGACTATACAGAACAAGGCGCTCTTGAATTTGAACAGAGTGTCACCAATGCTAACGAACCCTTCTTTGATGACGAAATTCCATTCTGACGCAATAGAGCTTATATCCTACGAAATAGACAAAGCAATGTGCCAGCAGAATGACGAGCAGCCGAAGCGAACATATCTTGGCGGCTCCTCGTTGGGTAATGCTTGCGCTCGTCAAGTCCAATATAGGTACATGCAAATAAAACCTGACGAAGACAAAATGTTCCCCGCTCGTACTCTGCGTATATTTGACATGGGGCATTTTATAGAAGACCTGATGGCTAAGTATATTAGAGATGCTGGTTTTGAATTAAAGACGCACGACTCTGACGGCAAGCAGTTCGGGTTTTCCGTAGCTGATGACCAAATAAAAGGTCATATAGATGGGGTATTATGTTCGGGCCCAGTGGCTATGGGATACCCAATGCTATGGGAATGCAAGTCAGCTAACAGCAAAAAGTTTTCTGAATTTGTTCGTAAAGGTGTGGCGGAGGCGAACCCTGTTTACGCCGCACAGATAGCCTTATACCAAGCCTACATGGATTTAAATGAGAACCCAGCGCTGTTTACAGTGCTCAATAAAGATACTAGCGAAATATATTACGAGCTTGTTCCATTTGACAGAGGTCTTGCTCAACGCGTTAGCGACAAGGGCGTGGATATACTAAAGGCAACAAAAGCAAACGAGGTATTGCCTAGAGTGGCTGCTAACTCAGATTATTTTGCTTGCAAATTTTGTGAGTTTCGTCAAACTTGTTGGTCATAGAAAAAGAGGCCGCTCGAAAGCGGCCCCTTTAAGTGAGAACGAAATCAGAAAAAGGAAACAATCAGACTTCAGGATACAATATAATGAGTGTTATACGTTTTGACAATACTAAATCTAGTACCGCGCACGAATTAGTGCAGAAAATAAGTGACGAGGTTCCTCGCTCTGTACAAATAGATATTCTCAGAGAGACATACCCAAACGGCAAAATTCGGGGGCATGATTTCTTTATCGGGTCACTTGGAGGAGAGTCTGGCGAAAGCCTAAAGATTGATATAAACCCTAGCAGTCCACACTTTATGCGTGGTCAGGACTTTAATGGCGGTGATGGCATCGGGGGAATCGTAAAGATTCTAATGGAAGCTCGCGGAATGAGGCTGCCAGAAATTAAAGAAATGTTCGGGTCATATATATCAGAAGATACACGCAGGCCTGTAAGAGAGCCGTCTTGGAAAATGCCTAATGGCGGGCTAAACCTGAACAACTTGCCAACACCTCCTAGCCCTCCAGCTCAGGAAAAGGTTCGTATTGATGCGAACACACAGCATAATGGGCAATGGGATTATATTAGTCGTGACGGCGAAGTATTAGTTACAGTGCGCCGCTACGACATTGATGGCAAGAAAGAGTTTCGCCCGTGGATTCCAGGGGTTGCCTATCCGAAAGCGCCTGATGTTCGCCCGCTATATAATATCCCGAACATTTTGAATGAGCAGCGGGTGGTATGGGTGGAAGGCGAAAAGTGCGCTCAGGCCTTGATTGATGCTGGCATACCAGCTACATGTACTCTGGGCGGCGCAGGGGCGTTAACAAGAAAGAACGCAGAGAAGTTTGACTTCACGCCGTTGCGCGGTAAAGAGCTTCTTATCTGGCCCGATAATGATGACGCTGGACGCAGGCTCGCAGAAATTGTTCGGGAAGTCGCGCTGGATTCTGACGCCGACAGTGTAACCGTACTGCAACCTCCATCTGGCAAACCTCCCAAATGGGACGCCGCAGATGCAATAGAAGAAAGTTTTGATGTTGAAAGGTTCATTGCAAATGGGGCTGGTAACACTCGCCGTTCTATCAACCTTCTTAATGATAGTCTTCTTATCTCACGCTTTAGTGGTGCTGCGCCTGTCCAGCAGTTTCTTGTAGACGGTACATTCCCCCTCGGGGTTCCTATTATCTTTGCGGCGGCTGGCGACAGTGGTAAGGGCATGATGACCCTAGACTTAGCCATGAAGGTTGCAGCAGGCAAGCCAGTTCAAAACGCTTTCGGGGGAATTGTTCGGGAGTTTGGGGATGTTGTTATCTTCACAGCAGAAGATGATGAATCGGAGATGCACAGACGTATTGAGCGTCTTGATGAATCGGGCTTGCGCTTTGACTACCCGAACAAATTGCATGTAGTTCCGCTGCCAAACGTAGGCGGTGTGTTTCCTATACTACGAGAGAACATGGGCGACTACAGCGAGACGGATGAGTTCAAGAAGATATACGAGCAAATGCTACAGCTCGACAATCTCAAGCTTATTGTGTTTGACCCGTTAGCATCATTCGTACACGCAGACGTAAACTCAGACCCTGCCGCAGGTGCGGCTTTAACGGGCTTGTTGGCTCGGGTCGCCACAGAAACGGGGGCGGCTGTTATCGTATGTCACCATATGACGAAGGTACAGGGCGACAAGGTTGTGTCAAAGCCAGAAGAGGCACGCAATCTTATTCGGGGTACGTCTGCGCTTGTTGACGGCGTGCGTTGTGCGTTTGCTATCTGGCAGTTAGACGAGAAAACGGCTCGCGGTAGATGCAATGACTTAGGCATAGAATACCAGCGCAACAGATGTTTTGACGGCGCAGTTGTGAAGTCAAACGGACCTGCAAACCGGGATATCCGTAATTTTGTTCGGGATACACTCAGCGGGCTACTGCAAGACAGAACCGAACAAGTTCGCAATTTAGGGCAAAGTAATCAGGCGTCAGCTCGTAAAGAAGCGATGTTCCGTTGGATTCAAGACTGCGAAGCTGGAGGTCGGGCCCTGTGTCAGCAAGGGGGCGCTGATAGCATAATTCAACGATTGACGGACCATGATGCACCCGCCTCCATTCAAAGTATTGGGCAGTGGACAGTTGACCAAATTGTTCGGGATTTGATTTCGGAGCGCCGTATTCAAAAGTTTAGGTTTACTACTACGGGTGGGCAGAAGTGGCTCGGAACCATAAATGGCGTTATGAGCCGTGGTGAATATGAAGCAGTAACAGCGAGGGACAATGTATAAAGCAGATGGATTTGACAAGGCGATAATAGGATATTGCCGCATATGTGGACGCGAGGATGTGCTCGCATATGATTATTGGAAGTGCATTGAAATACTTCAAGAGCGCGATGGCATGACATCGGACGAAGCCGTTGAGTATATGGAGTTCAATGTAATCGGGGCTTATGTTGGCGACCTAACGCCTGCATTTATTTACGAAACGGAGATAGAGGATGAGTAAATCTGCTGCTGATATGACAGTAGAAGAGTTCGCGGAAGAGCTTAAATC